CAACTAACCGATAAACTTAGAGGAAACAAAAATGAGCAAAGTAAATATGGCGGTAGAGTTATCAAAATCGAGTGTAGATGCAGCAGAGTGGTTTGAGCCGCGTAGCGAAATTGATGAGGAGGCGGTGGAATATTCCAGCCATGGTTGCCCCAAAACCCATCGGGTCTGTGAGGCTATACAAAATAAGTTTGCTAAGTGTGATGTAGGGTTACTGCTACATTATATAGGCGGCCCTTCGGGTAATTGGGTGGGTGTACTGCCAACCAGCCCCGCCAAAAGTTTGTTTTACACAGCACTAATTTGCTACATACCAGCCGAGGATACTTACCTGATACAGTCTTTGCGTATAAACCGCGACAGAGACATACCTTATAAGTACGATAAGTGTAGCGATTATTCATTACGAACGAGGTCGGTTGTTGCCAAAAGACCAGAGAAGGTAGCTAGTATTGTGGCAGGCTTTAGCCCGTTCCTAGATGATGAAGTAAGTAAGGCAAATGTTGATAGATACTTACGTCCGGCTCTTCTAGAAGATATGGGCAGCGAGAAAACAGAATTAGCCCAAGCCTTTAGAACCTTCAGGTGGCCGTTGGATAATGAGTCTTATGCGTTAGATGTTATTACCCTTTTGGAAGCGGCAGTTGCCGGTAGGGTTGCGGACTTGGGGGTGGCAAATGTACTTATGCCACACTACAAGAATTATCTAGATAAGAAAGCCAAGGCTATGGCCAACGGATCGCCGGATGCTAACAGTGTTACGATGGTTTATTTGCACGGAGATACTACTGCTGCTGATAGCAAATACATAAACATGGTTACAGAAACCCCAGACGATAATATAAGGTCGTACGTGTTTGAGGATTTTGAAAAGTTACCCCTGTGTGTACGTAGACAAGTACACATATTAGAGGTAGGGGAAAAGCGACCTGTTGGGGATCGACTACTACAACTCCAAAATGTTGGGGTCTGTGGGCGTACTTACGCCGGACTTGAGAGCATGGCGGTTATAGTAAATGCGACTGAGTTAAATGAGGAGCTTTGCTCGAACACATCGGTGGTAATGCTTAATGTATAGTGACGATAGTTTATTGCGTGTGGAGTTTGCTGGTTCTGTAGTTAAGTTAGATACAGTTGGATTAAAAACAATGCTGCTGGCATTAGACTTACCATATGAAATGCCTGTAGATAAGCTACCTTTATGGTTACATAGAAAACTGGCAATACTGCAGGTGATGCCTTATGACCCACCAACCCAGCATGTGGAGAATATAGGTAGGCGGATGAGTGAGAACGTGTTCTGGGTACAGTACGAAGAGGAAGATATACATGGCTATGACACCGGAAAAACGAGTGAAGAACAAAGTAGTGAAGCAGTTGAAAGAGCTAGGGAATGATGTGTACTATTTCTTCCCAGCTACTGGAGGCTACGGTCGTTCTGGTGTGCCGGATATAGTCGGGTGCTACAACGGTAAGTTTTTTGCCATAGAGTGCAAAGCCGGAAAGAATGTTCCTACTAAGTTACAGGAACTAGAACTTAAAGCTATCGGTTTGGCAGGTGGTGTACCGTGGGTAGTTAACGAAAGCAACATGGATACAATAGGGGATGCAGTTAAAAGTTTGGGGGTCAGATGACACCCCGCAAGCGGAGGATTTTCCGTCCTCGTTTACCTCCGCTAAATACCCCAGTGGCAGGTGGGTAGATGGTTCATGGCCAGAAAACAGCCACAGCTTGTGATACAGACAAACGGTTACTTTGCGGACCTCCATCTGTATGCACAAACCGAGTAAGCCGCGCTAAGGCTAGTCGTGGTGCTTACACTTACGGGCTCTGAATAGGTGGAGTAGGGGTGTAAGTACCACGCACTTTAACTAACAAAGGAGGCGAGTATGGTAGGTAAATCTTTTTATAAGTCTGAGGATGGTGATGTGTGGGAGTACAAGTTGGTACTCAATCCGCCGGAGGCAATCTACTGGCAGCCTAAGAGTTACCGCTTAAAGGTTACAGATATAAAGGTGCTAACAGAAGCCCCAGCAGATGTTAAGAAGAGTATACGCAGAGATATACTTGAAGATATAAAACTAACCGACACTAGAGGGAATAAAAACAATGCTAATAGAATGTGATGCAGATACTTATTTGTCTTATATAAAAGACGATCCTGTACGTAAGGGTTTGTTTGATGACGAGTCTGTAAGATTTAAAGGTAACTTCAGAGTCTTCGCTGACATAGACAAGTCTGGTTTTGATACTGTCGTTAACGCTATTGTATGCGTGGTAATAAGTCCTACGGTTCCACATAGTGAACACGTTTTACGTTTTATACAGGAACTTGGTGAAGAACTTAACGAAGACTGGGAGAACGATACAGGCACTAGTTTTGGTTTGGTACTCTGTCCGTACTCTTTGTGGTCATATAACAAAGGGGCAGGTAGGCGGTTGATAAATAATTTGTTGGAAGCTGTACCTGTAATGTACCCAAAGGTACAGGGAGTAATAACCATGTCACCTAAAACTGATATGGCTATGAAATTTCATTTAGGTAACGGCGCTGAGATTATGGAAGTAAACCCAGAAACGATTAATTATCTTTACGATCTTTCAGACAATGATGTTACGGTACATTGAAACCAGTTACTGCTAAACACACAAGGTAAGTATAAATGAGCAAAGTTAAGATAGAGCTTGATGACCAAGAAGTCATAGAAGAAGTTATAAATACTTTAGAACGTCTAAAGAGAATAGAAGACTCTCTTGAAGTAATTAAGATATACATAGAAGAGTTAAAGGGTGACGGCTGTGACTGATGATTTGACAACTAAACCATGCAGATGTGGTGGTGTGAAAAAGCAACTACTAAACTTTATATCCCCCGAAGGCACAGACTTATCTGTACCTGTACGCGCTGGCTGGTATTGTGAAAGCTGTGGGGAGTTTGAGAAAGCCATACTGAGAGAGCGGGTTGTTGCAGGTATGACCGAGAAAGACTTGGAGAGGCGAGATGGAAAAGAAGATCAGTAATTCTCTCAGCAGGGTAAAGAACAAGCAATCCGACAGAGATAGGATAGCTGAAGACATCAAGAAGTACTTAGCCGAGGGAGGAACTGTAGAAAAAGTACCGGTTGGTGCGTCAGGTGACAATGAAGTCACAAAAGAACGCCCGTCATCGGTTCGATTTCGTCCTATCTGGACAGTTTATAAAAAGGAGTAAAAGAAAGTTGAAGACACTTGTACACGTAAACCAACATCTCATAAGAGCCAATGCAAAAGATGGTGGAAACAGGCCAGTACTAACTGTTAAGACCTACAAGTCTAATATTAAATGTAACAGAGTAAGATTTAACGGGGGCGAAGTAGTTTACAGCCCTGATAAACCTTTGAGTTGTGGAGCTAGAGTATGGATAGAATCAACAGAACCCGTAGAGATATTAGAATAAAAACGTGTTTGTATACGTTGCTTGCTGCTCTATTGATTGCCAGTGTATTTGTGATAGGGGTGAGGGTCGGGCATTTACTTGTTCAACAGTCCTGTCAGGAATACAACGGGTTTACCGGAACTGTAAGTAGTATAACTAATACGAACACGTACTACCACTGTACGAAAATGCAATGAGGACACTTAAATGAAAATACATAACTTAAACAACGAGATAGATACACTAATCGCAGACCAAATAGATGAGGTTATACGTCACGGGGAATTTGACCCATCACCCAGAGTTTTGGATGATGTTGTACACTTGATGGGTAAAACTTGGGGGTCATACAACCTGTTTTATAATACTTTGGACGGCGACGAACAATTTGCAGATTATTTTGTGTCCGGCGATTTTGATAAAGCTGACACACGATTTCGTAATTTAGCAAGACAATGGGCAGAGATGCAGATGCGTTCAAGAGAGCATGTTGCATGGGAACTATGGGAACTACGTAGAATGCCACAAGGGCAATAATAAAAATGGACATAATTACTATAGATTTTGAAACATATTACGACAAAGACTTTTCTCTAGGTAAGCTGACCACAGAACAGTACGTGCGTAGCGCGGATTTTGAAGTCATAGGTGTAGGTGTTAAGCGCAATACGGAAGCTACGGTATGGGTAAGTGGGGGGCATGATGAGATCAAGAGGTATTTACACAATAATTATGTTTGGGAAGATTGCGCTGTTCTTGCCCACAATACTATTTTTGACGGCGCTATACTTGGTTGGGTGTTTGATGTTCACCCTAAGCTATACCTTGACACGCTTTGCATGGCTCGCGCATTACACGGTGTGGAAGCAGGGGGGTCGCTTAGGTACTTATCTGATAGGTACGGAATCGGAAAAAAGGGAGACGAAGTAATTCATGCGATAGGTAAGAGGCTTACCGATTTTACTTCGGAAGAACTAGATAGGTATGGAGATTACTGCAAACAGGATGTGGAGCTTACTTACAGGCTATTCAACATATTCATACAGGACAAAAAATTTCCCCGCAAAGAACTAAAAGTTATAGATATGACTTTACGTATGTTCATCGACCCAGTGCTCGAACTAGACATAGTAAAGCTGGAAAACCATTTAGATAACCTGCAACTACAAAAAGAGCACCTCCTGAAAGAGTGCGGCATAGGCAAAGATGAACTCATGTCGAATCCAAAATTTGCCAAGGCGCTAGAGTCTTTAGGTGTAGAGCCCCCAAAGAAAGTCAGTCTACGAACTGGAAAAGAAACTTTTGCTTTTGCTAAAAGCGATGAGGGGTTTAAAGCCCTGCAAGAACACGAAGACCCGCGAGTGCAAGCCTTAGTCGCAGCTCGTGTAGGACTTAAGAGTACGTTAGAGGAAACACGTACTGAGAGATTTATTGACGTAGGAACACGTGGGGCATTGCCAGTCCCAATAAAATACTATGCTGCTCATACCGGACGTTGGGGTGGGTACGACAAGATTAACATGCAAAACCTACCGTCACGTGGAGCCAACGCTAAAGTACTTAAGTCCTGTATATGCCCACCAGACACCCATACTTTAATCCATGCCGATTCTGCCCAGATAGAGGCTAGAGTATTGACGTGGTTAGCGGGTCAAGATGATGTGCTTGATTGTTTTAGGAAGGGGGAAGATGTATATAAGAAAATGGCGGCTACCATATACCGCGTGTCGGAATCTAAAGTAACTCCCCGCCAAAGGTTTATTGGCAAGACTACAATTTTAGGGGCTGGCTACGGTATGGGCGCGGTTAAATTCCAAGACCAGCTAAAAACTTTTGGTGTTGATGTGGAGCCCGACGAAGCCAAACATATAATTCGTACTTACAGGTACACACACTACGCGGTTACTGAGTTATGGAAGAAAGCGCAGACTGCACTGATGTGTATGTACCAAGGCTATTATGCAGAACTTGGACGTGAAGGAGTGCTCGAAGTAGTGCCCAGTCTAAACGCTATACAGCTTCCGTCGAATCTTATGATGTACTACAACGACTTGAAAGCCGAAGATTCCGAGAAGGGTGTACAGTTTTCTTACAGTACACGTAGGGGGCAAGTGAAGATATACGGCGGTAAAGTTATAGAGAACGTGTGTCAAGCTATTGCCCGATGTATCATGGCAGAGCAAATGCTTGAAATACAAAAGAAATATCCAGTCGTACTAACTGTACACGATTCTGTGATATGCTGCGTTAAGGATGCAGAAGTAGACGAAGCGGCTGCTTATGTGGATTCCTGTATGCGTTATACACCAGAGTGGGCTACCGGCTTACCTGTCCGTGGTGACGTGGAAATTGGTAAGAATTACGGAGATTGTACCGAATGGAAACCAAACCAGCGTGGTCATTTAGCAGCATAAAAACCTTCGACCAGTGCCCTAAAAAATATTATCACGTAAAGGTAGCTAAAGATTACGAAGAAAACTTTGAAACCGAAGCAATACTTTACGGAAACGAATTTCATAAAGCTGCTGAAGATTATGTAGGTGGTACGGTAGATAAGTTAGACCCTAGATTCGACTACGCTAAAACTGTATTGGACAAACTACTGTCCATGAAAGGGGAGAAACTTTGTGAGTATCGTATGGGGCTTACAGAGAATTTGGAACCATGCGACTTTTTTGCAAAAAATGTTTGGTACAGAGGCATAGCTGATTTAATAATCTTAGATAGAGAAGCCGGAATTGCCAAGGTACTAGACTACAAGACTGGTAAATCTGCTAGGTATGCAGACAAGGGGCAGTTAGAACTTATGGCTCTGTGTGTGTTCAAGCATTTTCCGGAAGTAAAAACAGTTAAAGGTGGGTTGCTTTTTGTTGTATGTAATGCGTTTGTGAAAGATACATATACCATAGATAAACAATCCGAGTTGTGGCAAAAGTGGCTGTCTGCTTACGGTATATTAGAAAAAGCATATGCAAACGACGTATGGAACCCACGGCCAACTGGGCTATGTAAGGCTCATTGTATTGTCACCGAATGCCCACACAATGGTAAAAGATAGGAGAAGGTTATGCCGTATGTAAATAAAAAGCGTCCGTACAAGAAGGAATACACCCAACAAAAGGCTCGTGGGGAGCATGGGGATAGAATGGAAAGGCAACGAGCAAGACGGGCTGTAGATAAGACAGGGGTGGATAAGAATAAAAATGGTAAAGCAGATAAGCGTGAGGGCAAGGACGTAAGCCATCAGAAAGCGTTAAGTAAAGGTGGTAAAAACTCCGACGGTACTAAGATAGAGAGTAGCGCCCGTAATCGGTCGTTCCGTAGAAATGCCCAAGGCAAACTAGTTTCTGAAACAAGTAAACGCGAACGTAAAAAAACTAAATAAACCTAAATAAGAACGCAAAATACGTAGATTAACAGTAACAGGAGTGTAAACACGTGCGTGTAGTTGACAACAGAGGCTTGCTTCTGCGGGTTCGTAATCCCGAAAAAATTATTGCAGCAATACCTAACAGTAAAAAGTTAAATTCTAATGATGTCTTGGTTAAATGGGGTATAGATGAATCTCGCGTACTACAGAATCTAAACATAAATGCACCTTCCCCAATAACAGGACAATACGATTGGCCCGGAAGATACACGCCGTTTGAACATCAAAAGGACACCGCTTCTTTTCTTACCCTTAACCCACGAGCGTTTTGTTTTAACGAACAAGGTACAGGTAAAACTGCATCTGCTATATGGGCGTCGGACTTTTTATTAAATCGCGGAATAATAAATAGGGTACTCATTGTATGTCCTATATCTATTATGGATTCGGCTTGGCGTACCGACCTATTTAACTTTGCCATGCACCGCACTGTAGATATTGCCCATGGGAGTAGAAAGAAGCGGCAGGACATAATAAACAACGGTAGTGAGTACGTAATAATAAACTACGATGGGGTTGAAATTGTAAAAGACGAGATAGCAAATGGGGGGTTCGACCTTATCATTGTAGACGAAGCTACTCACTATAAGAATTCTCAATCAAAAAGGTGGAAGATATTAGCAAGCCTTGTAAAACCAGAAACATGGCTGTGGATGATGACTGGCACACCCGCTGCACAATCCCCAGTAGATGCGTACGGTTTAGCTAAACTAGTTAATCCTAAAAGTGTGCCGCGATTTTTCGGTGCTTTTAGGGACTCAGTTATGTACAAGGTCACGCAATTTAAGTGGGTACCTAAACCTCACGCAAAAGACATAGTATTTAATGCACTACAACCTGCCATCCGGTTTACTAAAGAAGAGTGCTTAGACCTACCAGAAATGACTTACGTAAAGCGGCAAGTAGAGCTTACCGCACAACAAAAGAAATACTACAAACATTTAAAAGAACAGTTAGTTGCAGTAGCTGCGGGGGAACAAATAACAGTTGCAAATGCCGCAGTTGGTATGAACAAGTTACTGCAATTATCTTGTGGGGCGGTGTATACAGACAGCGGGGAGACCGTAGAATTTGATATAAAGAATAGGTACCGCGTGTTACAGGAAGTAATTGCCGAATCTAGCCAGAAGGTACTTATATTCGTTCCCTTTAAACATGTAATTGATGTGCTATCCGATAAACTAAGCACTGACGGCATTACTAATGCCGTAATACGTGGAGACGTTAGTGCCGCAAAACGCACAGAAATATTTTCTAGGTTCCAAAATCAGGAAGACCCCAGAGTTTTGATAATACAACCTCAAGCAGCAGCCCATGGAGTAACACTTACGGCGGCGAACACGATTGTTTGGTGGGGGCCGACATCTTCTTTAGAAACTTACGCTCAAGCCAATGCGAGGGTACATAGATCAGGACAAAAACATCCATGCACGGTGGTTAGATTAGAAGGATCAAATGTAGAGCAGCATATTTATAAGATGTTGGATCAAAGAATCAACGTCCACACACAAATGATAGACCTATACAAAAATATACTTGACCTCTAGAAACATCTTAACTAAACTACGCAAAACATAAACAAACAAGACTATACAACGAGGCACATTATGACACTTACGCCAGACCTAGAGCGTTTAGTATCTGTCTACATAAAAATACGAGATAAGAAAAACGAAGTCGCTGCCAAGGCTCGTGAAGAAGAACAGGAACTAAGCGATAAGTTAAAAATTATTGAGACTGCATTACTGGAACACTGTAAAGATTCCGGAGTCGAGTCTGTACGAACGGCATCAGGTACATTTTATCGTTCGATACGCCAAAAATATTGGACTTCCGACTGGGAAGCCATGAACGAATTTATTCTAGATCACGGGGTCCCCGAGCTTCTAGAGAAACGAATCCATCAAGGTAACATAAAGCAGTTTCTTGAGGATAATCCCGAGCTACTACCACCGGGGTTAAATTGCGAAAGCGAATACACTGTTACAGTAAGGAGGAAAAAGTGACGGAAGATACCTACTCTCCAGTAGATGATCTAGCAAACTATCTTTCTGTCAAAGTTCCCACTATTAGAGACTGGGTTACAAAGGGATACATACCCAAAACCACATATATAAAGGTTGGGAATACGTACCGTTTTAATATACCGGCTGTAGTGGCAGCTTTGAAACAGGAAGCACCAGAGCAGGACACTACCCCTGTTAAAAACCCAAAACAACTTGAGTTAGATTTTGACGACGAGGAAAATTTATGAGCGAAATAACTTTATTTGAGAACATGCCAGCCGAATACAAAGACCTACTGGCACAGCTTCAACCAGATACTAACGCTTCCGGACGCATATCCAGTGGCGGAACCAATCGCCTAAGTATTCGGGGTGGTGTTTTCCGAAAAGTAGTAGGGGGTCAAGAGGTAGGAGAACTTGAACAGCGGGCTATAAACGTGGTGATAGTTAAAACTGCACCCATATCTCGCATGTATTTTGCTGGGCAGTACGTACCGGGACAAACTAATCCACCTACTTGTTGGTCTGGCGATACAAAAACTGGGCGACCTTCCGAAGACGTTTTAGCTGATGACGTACAGTCCGATACATGTTTCGACTGTCCTCAAAACGTCAAAGGTTCCGGCATGGGTGAAGGTAGAGCGTGTCGTTATTCTCAACGAGTAGCGGTTATGTTGGCAGACGAGACTGGTACTGTTAAGTCTAAAGACGTATACCAACTATCCTTACCTGCAACTAGTGTTTTTGGTGATAACAAACAAAAGATGGGGCTTCAAACCTACGCCCGTTTTTTAGACTCTCAGAAAGCGCCGTTGGCTTCTCTACTTACAGAAATACGTTTCGATACTGATTCATCTACACCCAAGCTATGCTTTAAGCCGGTGCGTATGTTGGATAAAGACGAACTTATGATGGCATTGGAAAATCAGAAATCTGAAGACACAGCAAGGCTAATTGCTTTAACAGTAAAACCAAAGGAAGACAGTGATGCACCAGCATTGCCAAAACCGAAGGTAAAGGTCGAAGCATCTGAAGAAGAACCCAAGGTCAAGAAGTCGAAGAAAAACAAGAAAGTCGAGTCTCCGGCTGACATTGATCTTGCCAGTTTGTTGGCTGACTTCGACGATTAAAACTTAAACTATTATACATTATTTACAGGGGCACTGCGGTGCCCCTAATCCTCTTATACGGAAAAACTATGGAAACCAAGGAATTTCTTGAGGCGGTTCTTGGTGACGAAGGATATTACTGCATAGTAGGTATAAAAGAAGATAAGGTAATACACAAATTCGTTACTTCGCTAACTGAAGCCGAGCAAGAAGCGCGTAATTTTGACGACAGTGGGTTTGACGCATACTTCAGTTTATCAACTTTTAAGAACGGAGATAGCCGTAAGGCAGCAAATTCGTTACAGATAAAGAGTCTGTTCATAGACTTAGACTGTGGAGTTGGTAAGCCATACGCTACCCAAGCAGATGGTATAAAAGCACTACGAGAGTTCAGGGTAAAGTATAAACTACCTGCATTTACTGCGGTTGTTAACTCTGGGCGCGGCTTGCACGTGTACTGGGTACTTGATCGTGCGTATTCTAAAGAAGAGTGGAAACCTGTAGCCATTCGTTTGAAATCTGCCTGTATGGATTTCGGATTGGAGATAGACCGGACAGTAAGTGCGGATGCTGCGCGTATACTACGTGTACCTAATACCCATAACTTTAAAGGTGACCCACCGCTAGATGTTAAGGTAATAAATAAAGAACTAAATCCAAGTGTTAGTTTGGATGTGTTTAATGAAAATTTACCTGACAACATATTGACTGTTTCGCCATCCGAATACAGCAGTGAAGATGCGAAAGACATGGCCCGTGCCATGGGGATAGATAAGTACCGCAAGCGGTTCGGTAAACTTTTGGAGGCTAATGCAGCAGGTAATGGGTGTGCTCAGATTCACAGAGCTATAACAAAACCTAACGATCTTTCATATGCGGATTGGTTACACGTACTTTCTATAGCTAAGTACTGTGATGTAGATGGAGACAAAGCCATACACCTGATATCCAAAGGGTATGATAGGTATTCACCAGAAGAAACAGACAAAATAGCCGCCTCCATAGAAACCCCACACTTATGCAGTACGTTTGAATTCGATAACCCAGAAGGATGCGAAGGCTGCCCACATAAGCAGTCAGGTAAAATTCGTTCTCCTATAAAACTATGTATGGAAATACGTGAAGCCGAATCTGCCGAGGTGGTAGTCGAGGTATATGACGAGCAATTTACCGAAGAGGGTACAGTAAACAGTAGTGAGGGTAGTGATAGTAACGACGAAGAAGGGATTCCGCTACCTCCGCCTACAAAAACACAGACAGTTAAAATACCAGAGTATCCGTTTCCATATAAAAGAGCAGCCAGTGGAGGAATTTACATAAGTGTAGAGAAGGATGACGGCACCACATACGAAGAGACCATATACAAGCGACCTTTATATATAACCAAACGACTGCGTGATCCGTTTGAAGGGCCGTCATTTGAGTTTAAACACCATACCGACAGAGAAGGCATACAGACTTTTGTAATACCCATGAGTGACTTGACTTCAAAAGAACAGTTCAGAAAGGTTATGGGTAAGAACGACATATTTGTTTTAAACAAACAGGCAGACGCGCTTATGGTTTATGTAGGGGCATGGATAAATAAACTGCAAGGTAAAGACGGGCAAGACTTCGTAGATGTACGGACTCAGTTTGGTTGGACAGAGGACATGAAGGCTTTTGTAATAGGGGAACGTGAGATACGGGCTAATGAGATTACTATAAATCCAGCCAGTTCGCGAACCGCTCAGTATTTTCCTATGTTCCGTAAGAAAGGTACGTTAGAAGGGTGGAAACACGTAACTAAGTTCTACAACAAAGATGGGTTTGAAGAGCATCAGTTTATGTTCGGCCTGTCCTTTGGAGCTCCATTGATGCAGTTTATACCCAACGTTGCTGGAGCTATCTATCATTTAATGAGTACAGACACAGGTTATGGAAAAACTACCGGTATGCTGGCAGGAGCTTCGGTATGGGGCAATCATAAAAAGCTAGTTTTACGGGGTAAGGACACTGGCAATTCAGCGTGGAACAGGGCGGAAATATGGAAGAATATGGTTCTGTACATTGATGAGATAACTAACTACAAACCTGAACCCGCTAGTGAATTTGTGTACGGGGCTTGTGATGGAGAGCAGAAAAACAGGCTTAGTAGTAGTGGGCAAAACGAAGAGCGTTATAGAGGGGCAGAGTGGGCATTGCTTGTAGGCACTAGCGGGAACACAAGCCTACAGGAGATAGTTAGTAAGCACCGTACTCATGCTAAGGGAGAATTCGGGCGTATGTTAGAAGTAGTGGCTAGTAAGAAGCTAACATCCAAAGCCCAAACAGATGCAGCTAATAAACTCAATGACGATCTTACTAAAAACTACGGCCATGCAGGAGAAGTATACATACAACATGTACTCAACAATATGAAGTCGGTAGAAAAGCTAGTCTTGAGCACTCGCAACCAGCTACTGCAGGACGCGGAATTAGATTCACAACATCGTTTTTGGGTTGCTGAGACTGCTGTAGTATTTTCGGGTCTTACCATTGCAAAGGAAATAGGGCTGCTGGATTGGAATTTGGAGGCTCTCTATGATTGGATGGTACAAAAACTTATGTTAGCAA